GCCCCTAAGGCCACAACCACAGTCCACAAATCTGGCTCTCAGCGAGGTTAACATGAGCAAACTTGGTACACATGATGGCGGCAAGCCCGAGAAGAAGGATTTGCCCTATGATCCGCCGAAAGGTCCGACGACTCAGACACGTCAAGGCCCGGGACTTGGCGGCACTAATCATGGAACTTCGGGAACACAAGGAAAGCGATAATGGTTGAGAAGCTTGAAGACTGGCAGCAGCGTGTTGTTGATGAGCAGAGCGAACTTTTTGATCGGCTGGAAAAGCTCGTTGAGTTTACCCAGACTGATCAGTTTAAGAAGTTACCTGCTGATAAACAGGATCAGCTTGTACAGCAGGCTAGTTGCATGAACGCTTATAATGATATCCTAACTGCTCGGATCGAGGCGTTCTAATGACCACTCCCACCGATATCGCCAATCGCGCGTTGCAAGTCATCGGCACCCGGACCACAGTTACGGACGCTGAGCTTGCGAACAATTCCTCGAATGAAGCGATCCAGATCAACCTTGTCTACGATGTAATTCGCAGGCGATTGATCCGCATGGCCCCGTGGAATTGTGTGCTGAAAACGGCGAATCTGGTGTATATTACTTCCCTTCCAGGCACCCCAGAGAACACTTCAACAACGCAATCCGGACAACCTTGGCTTCCCGGATTGCCTTCTCCGCCGTGGACTTATGAGTATCAATATCCGGTGGATTGTATATATGCTGCGTGGATTCCGCCGATGAGCCAAGTTGGCTTTGGCGTTGGCATTCCCGCAGGCCCACCGGTTAGATTCACCGTCCAAACCGACACCTTTCGCCCGGTTGTATCTGCGGCTGTTGTGTCGGGTGGAACTGGTTATGCTGTTGGCGATATCATCACCCTCCCCGGAATTCAGCAGGGCTCTGCGCCAATCGGTGCCCCAGCACAGCTTCAAGTTGCGGCTGTCAGTGGGTCAGCGATCACCTCGGTTACTGTAGTAAACCAAATCGCTGGGTCAGCCACATCCAAAGGTGGCAGTTATTTCGCCCCGCAGAGCAATCCGCAGGCACAAGATTCAACCGATGGCAATGGTTCTGGTGCGACCTTCAATCTAACTTATGGTGCAGCCAGCCCGCAGCGAGTGATCCTCACCGATCAACCTAACGCTAGTCTTGTCTACTGCCGCGACGTCACCGATATCAATGTAATGGACGATGCCTTCCAAGAGGCCTTGTCAAAGGTCCTTGGCGCTACGATCTGCATTCCACTCTCCGGCGATAAAAACCTCGCCAAGCTTGCACTTGAAGAAGCCAATCGGTCGATCGCTGAGGCTCGTGGCGATGATGGCAACGAGGGCCTGACCATCAACGACGTCACTCCTGATTGGATTAGAACCCGTGGCTTCGACGCACTTGATATCTACACTCAGAATGGTTGGTCGTTTAACTGGGGACCGGTTTGGCCGGTATCGCTCTAATGCCTCATCTCGTCGCCCAAGCCAGCTTCAATTCCGGCGAATGGTCGCCAAACCTCTATGCCCGTGTGGACCTTGCTAAATACAAAGCTGGCGCGGCGCTACTTGAAAATTTCTTTGTGGATTATCGCGGTGGAGCATCAACCCGACCCGGCACACAGTATATCCTTCAAGCCTACAAATCCTCCACACCAGTCCGCCTTATCACTTTTCAAGCCAGCTTTGGTGTTGGTTATGTTCTTGAGTTTGGCAATGGATATATTCGCTTCTTCTTTCATGGCTCGCCAGTTATCGAAACTGCAATTGCCATAACTGCTGCGACAAAAGCCAATCCTTGCGTCCTCACCATCCCCGGCCATACCTATTCCGTTGGTGACTGGATTTATGTTCAATCTGTTGGAGGAATGACTCAGCTAAATCAAAAATATTTCTCTATACTTGCGGTCGCTGGTAATAATGTCACCCTTGGTGATCTTAATGGAGCCTCGATTAATTCTACTGGCTATGGCACCTATACTTCGGGCGGCACAACTTCCCGAGTCTACACCATTACCTCGCCATATACCAGTGCCGATAATCTACGATTGATTAAATTCGCGCAGTCCGTTAATCAAATGGTCTTGTGTCATCCTAATCACACGCCATATGTCCTGACTCTTGTTTCCGCGACAAATTGGACTCTCCTTCCAATTAACATCGGCGCATCCATTGTAGCACCAACTGGTGTTAACATCGCCATTACTACAGTCGCTGCTCCTGGGGCACTATTTGCCAACTATTCTTACGGCGTAACCTCAATCGACACCGCTGGACAGGAATCTTCCATATCTACGGCAGCGGGTGGAACAGGCTACGATATTCGTCTTGTTGAAGGTTCGGTTAAGGTGAATTGGACTGCGGTTCAAAACGCACAGGCTTATAACGTCTATAAAACCACGGTCTCCTTTTTTGGTGTAGTGCCGATCGGAGTTCAATACGGATTCATCGGCACATGCAAAGATGTTAATTTTATCGATTCAAATATCGCTCCGGATTTTACTCAAACTCCCCCAATATCTAAGAATCCATTTATCGGCTCTGGTATAGATCACGTTACAGTTACAGTTCCCGGGACTTATACCACCGTACCTACGGTATCTTTTGGTGGCGCATCAACAATTGCTGCAACTGCCATCGCGGTCTTAGGGGTGCAAGGAACCCCAACAATCTCTGCGGGTGGTGCTGGCTATGCTATCGGTGATAATGTTAATTTTGGCAATGGCGTCATTCTACAAGTCGCTACTCTCGGGGGCGGCGGGGCTGTTGCTAGTTGGAATATCATCTCGGCAGGGTATCTAACTTCTGGATCAACCCCTGCCAATCCTATCGCTCAAGTTTCTACAACTGGTGGTGGCACAGGTGTAACGATCACTGCGACTTGGGGTGTGGCTCAGGTGGTTGTGACCGGGGCCGGCGCAGGCTTCTCAGTTGCTCCGACGGTTGTGTTCTCAATCGCCGGCGCATCGGCAACAGCATTTCTTGGGGCTACGTCTAATGGTGTGCCGACTGTCCCGGGATTTGTGCAGCAGCGTCTATTTCTCGGCGGCCTTCTCGGTGCCCCACAGACCTTCTATCTCTCCCGTCCCGGTGCCTATTTCAACTTTGATATCTCCCAACCATCCCGCGCTGATGATTCAATCTCCGCAACGCTTGTATCGGGGACGCTAAACAATATCAAATCCGTTGTCCCTTCGAACTCAGGTATGCTTGTTCTCACAGATAAAGCTTCTTGGGTTGTGAATGGTGGCACGGCTGGCGCAGCTTTGACTCCGTCATCGATTGTGGCCAATCCGCAAAGCTTTGTTGGAGCCAGCGACGTTCCGCCAATTGTTGCAAACTATGATGTGCTTTATGTACAAAGCAAAGGCTCGGCAATTCGTGATCTAGCCTTTAATATTTACTTTAATACCTTCACCGGCACCGATATCTCCACCCTCGCCAGTCATCTGTTCTACAGCTATACCATTGATGAATGGTGCTGGGCCGAACAGCCATTTTATAATGTATATTCCATCCGCAACGATGGCGATATGCTTATGCTGACCTTCTTGAAAGAGCAAGAGTTTGTCGGCTGGTCACATTACGTCACGACAGGTTTGTTTAAATCTGCGACGTCTGTAACTGAGCCAACTACATCTGCTGGAACTGTCGATGCAGTCTATACTGTGGTTCAGCGGACGATTAATGGTAACGCCGTTCAATATATCGAGCGATTCGCAGAACGTGCCTTTCCCAATGGTGTTGCGGATGCTTGGTGCGTAGACGCCGCGCTTCAATATTCAGGATCGCCAGCAACCAACTTCACCGGGGCCGATCATCTTGCAGGTGCTACAGTCACTGGCCTTGCGGATGGAGTTGTGATTGCGCCTTTTGTGATGCCAACCTCCGGAAACTTTACTCTTGCAACGCCAGCGTCCAAGGTCACCATCGGCCTCGGCTACACCTGCAAACTTCAAACTCTTGGCATTGACACTGGCGATGGAGCGATTCAAGGCAAGCTCAAACGGGTTGTGTCGATTGATATGAAGGTGAAAGATGCGCTCAATCTCAAAGCCGGATCGAGCTTCGCCAGACTTCAGCCGATTAAAGATTTGATTGTTGGCAATGTCTCGTCGATGCTTACGGGGCAAGACAACCAACTTGTCACTGGCCTTGTCACTGGCGATGCCCGGATTACAATGGACCCAACCTACACTATCCCCGGCCAAGTCTGTATTCAGCAGTCCGATCCAATTCCCGCGACTGTCTTAGGCCTCTTTACTCTGCTCGAAATAGAGTCCGGCCGATGAATGGTGAAGTCTATCAAATCTCCCTTTCCCAGCTTGAAGGATTGACTTTACAACCGGAAGTGGTGTATGCTGGTAGAATATCCAGTCATATCCTCGCTGGATTTTATCAATCTGAGTTGCTCTGTATCATAGGCCTAATCCCTAAATCGTTTATCTCAGATGAGGCTTATATCTGGATGCAAACGATGCCTGCTGCGAGAGAGCATAAGCTTATGGTCGCCCGCCACGCCAAGCGCGTTGTCGCAAGGGCGCTTGAGGTTTATCCGGAGATAATCGGGCATTGCTTCAATGAAGCCTCAGCTAGATGGCTGCGATCACTTGGAGCCACTATGTCCGGCGATACCTTTAAAATTCGGAGAGCCTGATGGCTGATCCAGTTACACTCGGAACAATCGGTCTAGCCTCCTCCGGCGCTTCTGGTGCCCTGGGGATTTTTGGTTCGCTCTTTGGTGGATCGGCCAAGGCTGATGCTTATAAATATCAGTCTTCGATGGCGATGTACAATGCCGCGATCGCCAAACAAAATGAGAAATATTCCCTCGATGTTGGCGAACAGCAGGCCGAGAAACAGGGCATCGCCGGGGCCGCTCAAGCTGGGCAGATTAAAGCTGCGCAAGCTGCATCAGGCCTTGATGTTGGTGGTGGATCGGCCAAGGCAGTTCAAGAGAGCCAGCACCTTGTTTCTCAGATGGACCTGAATCAAATCCGCGAAAAGGCCGCTAAGACTGCTTATGACTTCTCGGTTCAAGCGGTGAATTACGAAAACCAAGCTAAAGGCTATAACAAAGCCGCAAGCAACGCTCGAACCGAAGGTGTTCTTGGGGCAGTCTCTTCCTTTATCGGCTCTGCCGGATCGGTTGCCAGTAAATGGATGCAGGGCCAACAACTTGGTCTTTGGGGCAAGGGCGATCTTGCCAAAGGCGGCGAGTATGATCCGC